TTTTATCTAGGTCTACTATGTATATTTCTTCTTCTGACATTTTTATCCAAGGTTCAAACTTGTACCCAAGGGGTACATTCGCTCCATGGGAGCGAACCTCTTGACAGATTACTGGGTTGTCTAATATTATTTTTTCTACCTTGTCTGTGTAGTCTACGATAACTTTAGTTAGAATTTCTTCTCCACTGACAAGTTTTACCGTAGCGATAAACTCATCGTATGGTTCTTTGTTTTCAGATTTTGATCTGAATAATTTCATAACTAAACTTCTCCTCGTTGTAGTATTTGATTCGTTCAATCAGGTGATTCAAAGTATAGTTTTGCTTTGATCCCTTCTTACAATCATCTGCTATGTCGTATAGGGTTGCATTGAGTTTATCTTTACTCTTTCTCAGAACTCTACCTATAGACTGTAGTGTTCTTATCCTAGATTTACTAGGAGATGCAAAGATAACATTGTGTAGATTCTTAATGTTGATGCCTGTAGAGAATGTGCCGAAGGATGCTATGATGATAGCGTTATCCTCTTCTTCAGTAATTCTTCTTACTGATTCTCTCTCTTCAACGTCTACTCCACCGTGAACAAAGAATATCTTACGTTCAACTTTATTTATTATATCGTACAAGACCTCGCCATGGGTGGCAACCCTACTGTATAGTATCAAAGTGTTACCTTTCAAGTCCCACACTAGGTTTCTGATAAACTTATTTCTCTTATCATGACCTATCAGATACTGTACCTCATCCTCATAGGTGTCAAAGGCAATGGGATCATGTTTGAGTAGCAGTACCCTGATGTTGAGTTTTGCTAGATAACCTTTCTCCTGTAACTCCTTAGTGTTGATGATCTTATAAGAGGGTCCGAACAAACCTTCAAGTACCCACTTATGAGTCTGTGTACCATCAAGCGTACCTGTGAAACCATACCTGTATTTTGTGTCATAGAGTTTAGTCATGATACTCACCAATGATTTAGACTTGAACTGATGTGCCTCGTCACCTATGACCACGTCAAACCTATTGAACCATGTCCTAGGTAGTTTGTATATTGACTGCCAAGTTGAGATTATGACTTGCTTCTCACTAAGTAGATCCTTACCTGCATATATTTTGTGACAGTATGTGTCTGCATCCCAACTGTAGTCTATGAAGTCCTTATACATCTGCTCTACCAGTGATGTAGTAGGCACTATGATCAGTGTTGACCTCTTGTATTCTGTGTGGTATCTTGTAATAGCGTATATCATGAGGGACTTACCTGACCCTGTAGGTGATATCAACAATCTTCTATTCTTTTGCAATGCATCAAACACACCCTCAACCTGATAATCACGAGGTTTGTATTTCGAGATTCCCGTTAGGTATGCCTTTACTCCCTCATGAGAGACTGATTCCGTCTCTTGATAGGGCAAACCGTAAAACTTACTATCTTCAAATTCGTACTCGTAATCATATCTCCGACAGAATTGAACAATCTTATCAAGAAGACCTACGTAGATTTGAGACTTCTGCAGATTGAATAGTCTTATCTTACCATCCCAGTACTTTGATCTATACTGAGGCATGAACTTAGCACCTGGCACATCAAATGTAAACTCATCCTGTAACTCGTGCTTTATATGTGGATCACAATCTATCTGTAAATATACTTCATTCTTCTTTTTGATAACAAGATTAGCCATAACCTGAAGAGAACCTTCGCCACTCAATAGCATTCTTTATTTGGTAGGTTCTATTAGAGACTTGTCTGAGTATCTCTTCAAGATACTTGAGCATAGTATCGTAGTATTCAATCTTCAGTTTTACCTTACTCAGTCTTTCATCTGAGTCTAGGTATAACTTGAGGTCATCTTTGTCTCTGACCTTATAGGGAAAGGGTTCTGCAGCGTAGATATCGGCTGTTGCTTTCCCTGTGTAATACTTACGTCTGTCTAATAGACTACTGGTGTACACTGCCTCATCACGCTTACGCATGAGCAGTATCGTATTATATAGGTTGTAATATCTGGCGTGTAACTGTGGTATCTTTAGACTTTCTGTATCTAATTCATCTTGATTCATCTTTGAATCTTTCTCCCACATCTCCTGTATAGTTTCGAGAGATAGGGGACTAGACTTTCTTTCCATTTACGTCAATCACATCAAAAATAGTATAGCGGAATACTGCTGAAGCAGTGTAATATTGCTGTTGTTCCTGTGTAGTATCAAAGGGAACAGCACTCAAGGATACTGGAAATACATCCTTGAATTTTATCTTGACACTAGGGTTGAAGTCGCTGTTGAGTATCATGAGAGTAGCGTCAGATCTCTCGTTGAAGAAGTCACCAGAGATAGGTTCATCGGGTAACAGTCTGTCAGTCTCTTTGAGTTCGTTGAACTGAGATAGTGACTCTGGGAACCCTAGAGATGTGATCCACTGATACAACTGAAGATAGTTCTCCATATCTTCATCCACCATGAAGGTTATATTGAGGTCACCATACTGCAACTTATCACCTGGCACTGGTATGTCCTTGAGATATGTTGATTGAGTTGCTGTCCCTAGTGTGACCTGAGGTATGTTAGCAGTGTTGCAATAGAAGTCTACCTTAGGGCATCTGTTCAACAAAAATTTGAAACCAACCACTGACAAGAAGTTTCTATTTGAAACCTCCTGATAGGTACTAGGGTGTACAGACTTTCTTGTTGGCATTAGCGACGCAGCGTTTGTAGATATTCTAAGACATGCTCACGAACCCACATGAGTTCATTGTAACAACCTTGGTTATGTGCACAACCTCTCAGTTTAGGATCGGGTGCATGAACAGACTCTATAAAAATATCTAGACCACGATTCCACTTCACATCCTGTGACTCGTGTTGATCGATCTTTAGTTTGTCGTTCATAATCAAGTGATACTATCATATTTATATTAGCATAAAAAAAGGACTGTTATTATCAGTCCTCTCTAATCTTTGTAATTATGTAACCTTCCCCTGACGAGTGTACTTTGAACTTACCTCTGTATATTGGGGGCGTGTTCGGTCTATTCATAATCTATAGTGGTAGTTGTCCTTGAGATTGTGCTGACCCTAGTGGTCTAACAAATCTTGAGACTAAGTAACCGCATTGACCTCTTGGGTCTCTTGCAATTGCTTGTGTTTTATACTGTCCTTTGTATCTTTGAGGAACAGTTGGTCTTTTTTTGCCTTGAGCGAACTCTTCTGGACTTACAGGAACAAAGAAACCTTGGCCTGGTGGGCAGGTGTCCCACCTTATGTCAACACTCTTGGTGTTTTTGCTATGAGGTTGAAACTGAGCAAGCACTTTTTGGTCACTCAAGTCAACAAAACCATAGTCAGAATGACTCATCGCCATTGGAATTTTATTGATCATGGACTTATTATATATCAAAGAGAAACAAAAAGCAAGCAAAAACAACCAAAAGTGTGTAAAGATGTTAGGAATTCTTTACAAAATATCCCCTGACATAAAAAAAAGACCCCCGTGAGGGAGTCTTTTTGATTCTCGACAGAAGTTTGAATTACATTAGGTTTGTAACTTTTACTCTTCTGTAGTATCTGTTGGAATTAGCAGTGATTCTACCAAGACCTTGTGTTGTGCCTTCAGCAAATGGGTTGGAAACCATACCGTATCTGGTCTTGAATCCAATTTTTGGCTGGAAGGTGTCTTGTCCAACTGCTCTTACCATTTGTAGAGGAACATATGGGCAATAGAATAAACCAGCGTCATAAGGAGATGTACCTTTGTAACCCATAACGTAGTACTGGTTAGCATCAAGGTTAGCAGCGAATGGATCGATGTATACCTTGTAGCGTCCGTTGAGTGTACCAGCAAATGTGTTACCTGTGTCATCAACCTGTAGGTTGCTGTTTAGTGCAGGTGTGTAGTCTAACTGACCTGCTGCTGTAAGTGCGGAAGCAACGTCTGCGGAGCAAAGGATGATGTTCCCCTTACCACGACGAGTTCTTTGTGCTATAGCGTTAGCATCTCTCTCTAGCTGGAAGATCATACCTTTGAACTTCTCAACCATCCATCTTCCGTTTGAGTCAGTGTCTAGGTCAAACACACCGCCTGTTGCTGTGTTTGTTTGTGCACCAGCTTCAGCAGTCTTGTAGATTGTTCTAATGATCTCTCTATTGATCTCAGCAAGGATCTCAGTAGATAAGATATTAGCAAGTTCTGCTTCTGCATCTAGACCATGAATTGCCTTCAAGTCTTGTGCTAGTTCTAGACTGTACTCTGCCTTTAGAGCTCTGGACTTAGCAGTAACCGAGACTTTCTCGATACTGAATGCCATCTCTCTGAAGTCGTTAGAAGTTGTGTTGTCTCCTAACTTTTCAAGATCTTGTGTCTTGAAACCTTGTCCAACTGAGTAGTCGTTATCAGAACCACCATTTAGAATGGATGGGTTTGTACCGCCTTGTGCAGTTGTACCGAAACCAACATCAGTTCCACCGTCAGTAGCACCTGTGTAATCACCTTGATCAAGTGATGCAGCAGAGTTCTGAGCAGAGAATGCTGAATCTGGTTCGTTGAATAATGCTTCTGTTCCGTTCTGATTATCGAAGCGACTTCTCATCGCAAAGATAAGTCCAGTAGGTCCATTCATTGGTTGTACACCAGCAAGGTCATATGCCACCAAGTTAGGCATAGA